ATTAGCCTGCCTTACCCCTTTGGATATCGCTTTTTCCAGTTTGTCAACCGAAAGTGGCTCACCAGGTGTTTTAACCTCGGCATAATTGTCATCAATGCGCATGTCAGGATTTTTGCCTGGCTTGGCATCCGGCAGCAGCTCATTGCGCAGCACAGTCTCGGCAGCGTGGATCTCCGGCAGGATCTCTACTTTCTTGCCCTGATCTGCCAACACTTCAGCCGCTTTCTGCAATTGCTCCAAATCTGGTTTATCCGCAATAGCCGTCTTGCGGTTAACGGTAACAGATCCTTTGCCCTCTGCTGGCTCGTAGGTAGTCAGGTATTGCTCCTCTTCAGGCATGTAAAGCGTAGCATTGTCAATGATATGCGCTTCAACATCCGTATAATACGGATGATCTTTCGGGAAGATAATGCCGCTTACACCCACATTACCGGCAAACATTGGCGAGATCTTCTCAGGATAGATGATCTGATCGTCTGGCGTCTCCTCACCCTCGGTAAGCTGTCTAACGGTACTGCGGCAGTTAAAGTGATTAGGCGGATACCATTTCAGCCAGAAAGGATGATCTACCGGCTTGCGTACTTTGTCCAGTGGCGGACAGATCGTCGAGCTATGGCTATCCAGCACTGCGTCAAACTCAAGCATCGGGAATGTGTCCTTTTGAGCTTGAATCTGCTGCCATTTAGCGGCCATCTGCGCACCCGCTATCGTGGTGTTATACTCGGTTTCCAGCCAGCGTAATTGCTCGTCTGTGATCTGCTGTGCGGCATCCCTGAAATCATTAAAGCTGCGGATCTTGCCGTTCGGGCCTATCAGCGCCTTACCGAAGTCGATCAGCTGAGATCTGGACTTGGCCGCGCTAAACTGCCAGACATTGTTTTGCAGTGCCGAAATGGTGGCATAATCGGGCGAGTTCCAATCCACACCGGCCAGATCAGCGCCGTAGCCTTCTACAACAGCATTGCCCAGCTTAGTGCCGTAAGCCCGCACAAGGCCCTCGTCCATGTCAGGAATCTCTTTGTCGTCATAGATGCTCTTAATCAGCTTGTCGATATGATCCTGCCCATCAGCAGACAGGCTGAGCTGTGTCTTGCCGGTTGTCGGGCAGCAGCTTTTATACAACAGATCTACCCGCTGTTTTAATACATCGAAGCCTAAGCCCCCCAGACCCGCCAGCTGCTCGCTGAGCGGAGCTGAAGGGCTTAGTCGAAAAAAGCTTTAGCCTTAAGGTTGGAATCTGATTTGCTTTTTGTCTTGTTGGATGGTATCGGATTTTCTCTGACGCTGGTTATATTCAAACCGAAAGTTTCGGCAAACCAATCCTGGTCGATGCCATAGTATTCCAGTGCGGCGATGGCTCGTTCGAACAGCTCTTTTTTATCTACAACAGGGACGTATTCGAATGTCAGGTCGCCTTTCAGTATGCCATGCTTTTTTAGACATGGAATGATCGTGTAATTCCAGCACTCTTCTACCCAGGCGATGTCGCTTTCAACCAATAAAGCCAGCAGGTCTTTAGCGACTTGATCTTTAGCCCTGTTGCCGTTTTTGGTGTCCTGTGCCAGAATCCCGCCGGTAATCAAAAGGCACTTTCGGTTATCGCAGGTGTGGATCAAATTAGTATACACGTCTCCGCTGGTGGCTGCTGTCTCAGCGAAACCGAACTCCTCGTCCTCATCGATGATAAACCAACTGGCAGCGCCCATGTCGCCCATCATCTTTTTAGCACGATCCATCATGTTTTTATCCTGCGTATTGGTCTTTAACCAGCGCGGAGGTATGCCGTAGATCTCACATAATTCAGAGTGGCAACTAAGCGCAAACCGAGAAAACAACACAGCCGGAATTGCCTTGTTAAACAGTGGCGGTTTCTTTGTCCAAAACTCCAATATCCAAACCCCGTACTCGTCCATCTCTCTGTATTTGATGCCGCCTGTCGGATTAGTGTAATCAGGCCAAAAAACACCGGTTTGAGGTACGATGTTAGTACGAGGCGTTACATCGCCAACCAAATAGGTAGTGCCATCAATGGTCTGGTTCATGCTCAGCTCGCAGACGCTATATTCAAAATAAATCGCATCCAGGATCTGTTCGGTCAGGAAGCGACGTATAGGCATTTTTTTAAGCGCTTCAGTTTGCGCGGTGTCCACTTCGCCATTTGGCTTTTTAAGCCGGATGTCGCGAGCGTGGACGTGTTGTGTGCGATTTTCTTTTTGAGAGGTTAAAATCTCATCGTTGAAAATGTCGGTCATGAGTAGCTGTAATGCATACGTTTTGGGGTCTTGGCCAAAATATAAAGACCTGGCCCGCTGCATGTCCTTGATATCCTTTCGGGCCTGCGACACGCTTTTAAGATCATGAGTCAGGTATTTGCCCTGTTTCAATGGCATGCCGGTGTCAGTAACGGTATTGGCGGAAAGTGAAATTTGAGGTTTATTGATGAAAGCGGTAATTGCGCTTTTTGCTCGTGACGCTAAACTCATATAATAGGGGGTTAATAATTATTCGTGGTTAAACTTTGGTCTGCTACCCATCGCAAAGGGTTCTTTGTCTTCTGGCGGGTCTGCGGTAATGCGTGGCAGCGTTCGGCTGTTGGCTTCACCAGACGCCAGATCTTTGATGTACTGTTTTGCGCGGTCGTAACGATCCTGTGCGTCCTTGTAATCTAATCCGGTATTGCACAGTAAAATCAAATGCCACAGCGTTACACTAATGGTGTTTAATACCATGAGTTTGTTTCGGTCATCGCCGACAGCGGCAAATATGGCATCCACATCATACCTGAATTGACCCTGATACCATTGTACTTTGTCGTTAGGTACGAGCAGGCTGCTTACCTCTTCGATAGCGGCCTCTATAGCCTGTTCGACAATGGTATCGTCATTGTCTGTGATAGCGTTTAGCTGGTAATCTCGTATACCTGCTTTTAAATCGTCTTTAGTTAAAAATGCCATATTAGTATCCTCTGTCTACTTGGCCGCCATAGGCATAGCCACTGTTTTTCTTTTTAGTTCGTTTGCTTAGCAGGCTCTTAGCCCCGTGTACACTATCCGGCCCGTCATCGTTTTTCGTGCTGCCTTTCTCAAATTCAAGGAATTGATCTACCAGCTCGACCATGTCAGGATCGGTTTGAAAGTCGATATTGAAGAAAAACCATAGCCGCTCAAAGTCGCCGTCCATGCTTTCTATACGGTCGTATTTGCCTTCTTTACCTCGTTTGTCTGCTCTTACAGCTATGCGATAGCCGCGACGATCTCCTTCATCATCGAAATCGTTTACAAACTCATCCTGAGCAAACAGGCCCTCAATTTTGTATTTGATATTATACTTATGCAGCTTGTGCTCTTCGTACAGGTCGTAAAGCCATTTAGCCGCTTTGGCCCTGCTTTTCTGGCGCAGGAAAACATAAATGATGTGAAACTCATGTCCGATCTTTCCGACGAGCACCAATGATTTAAAGTCGCCTTTGTCCTTATAGCTTAAATCCCCATACATTACCAGCGCGTCGTACTCGTCGAGCGGACACATTTTCTTGAACTGGATGTATTCATGTTTAAAGATCTTGCCTTCGCTGACGTGGGTGTTCATGTATTCGCGCATGAACGATCTGAACGACATCTCCTCAAACTTTTCACGCCAGTAAGCTGCTGATGTTTTTTCCGGCCAGGATGGCTCGAAAGTTTGCAGATCCTTTACCGCATTTACCTTCAGTACTTTAAATTCGGTAGATTTGAAGCTGTCCCGCGGCCTCGATGTGCGACGCTCTTTTAAGCGGGCTTTGCGCTTATTGATAACTACGGTATAAAAGGTCTTTAAGCGGTTTGTAAGACAGTCTTTATGAAAATTGTTGTTAGCATACACAAAGCGCTCGATGCTATCGTCATCGGCATCAAAACAGCCCCATACATCCTCGGTAATATATTCCAGCGACTCGCTCATGATGCGGTCGTTATTGAGGTGTTTTTTGCCGTCCACGTCGTCACAGGCGATATAATCCGGGCGTTCCGCGTTTTCGCGTACACCGCGACAGTCCTGCCCAAAACCCAGAGATAAAAATTTAGTGCCGTCATTAGTGGTAAAATCACCTTCAGCCCAACTCCCTTGCTGGTAACGGTCGCCATAATCGTTCTTTAGGCGGTTATTGTATTGCAACTGGCTTTGCAGGCCGGATAGCAGCAGCAT